GACCCAGAGGAGTCTTGGAGCATCGGGGCATTGGCCTGCAATGAACTCTGCTGAGCGTTATCTAGAATCTGTCTGACTAAGGCGGTACTGGCGGGAGTGCTGTTATCCATTAGAAGCTTATATTAAAGTTTGGTACTGAAGTATTGACACCACTGAACCCGCCGCCTCCAGCCTGCTTATCAAGGTTGGAGAGGATGCTAGCGAACTGGCTGGTGTTACCGCCTTGGAGGGCTGATATAGCTTGCTGGAGCTGGCTCGCCACGTTACCGCTTTGGAGTGTGTTGCCGCCGCCCTGGACGTTGGTCTGGTTCTGGGCGTTGTAGACCGACTGCTGCCAGGCAAGCGTCTGCTTGGCCACTTCTGCCTGCATCATCTGGGCGGAAGCGGATTCGGCTGCTGCCTGGGCCTGTATATAACCGTTATAGGCGTCCTGATATGCTTTCACCTGCTGAGCGGTAAGGAAGCCCTGCTGCTGCTGGAGCCCTTCTACCTGGGTCATTACCTGACCAGCTGTCTGCATCTGTTGTGTGGCATTGCTGTAGAGCGCCTGGTAGTTCTGGGAAGCTAGCTGAGCTCCAGCGAGTTGCTGGGTTGTTTGCTGGTTGGCAGCACCGGCGGCAGCACTGTACATACCAAGCTGGTTCTGGAGTGCATTATTCGCATTCGTTAGCTGGGCATTGACGTTGCCAGCCATGTTGGTGTAGTTCTGGGCTTCCTGACCAGCGGTTGCGCCAGAGTAGTTACCCATCTGGTTCGTAGCCTGGGGAAGCTGAGCCATTATGTTCTCACCGGCTGTCAGGTTTTTGGCAGCAGCCTGCGTGGTAGCTGGGTTGTAGCCGAGCTGAGCCTGCTGTTGGTTCTGGCGCTGGGAGAATACATCACCAAAGTTCGTATTAGCTAGCTGATTATTATAGTTCTGTAGGTTTTGGTATGCCTGCTGAGCCTGACCATAGGTCTGCTGATACTGGTTCTGTGTCTGAGCGGACTGTGTATCGTACTGGTTCTGAAGCTGCTGGCCTTTAGATTGAGCCTGGCCTATTAGTGCGCTGGTTGCTGCTTGATTGGTTGGTGCCATTATTCCTCCAAACAAAAAAGACAGCGTAGGGCTGCCTTAGTGCTTTCTAGGTTTAGTATATCACTACGGAACCAGTATCTTGTAGGTGTACGAGCAGGCATACGACGGGATGCCAGATCCACTGCTATCTATCTGAGTAGCAGTTATGTACAGGTTAGTGGCATCCAGAGAGGCGTAGAGCCAGAGAGTGTTATCTCCCGGAGCATAGGCGACGATATGTCTGTCTCCGCCAGCATCAGTCATAGATACCTGCCAGAGAAGATTGTCCGAGCCGAAACCGTGGGGGATGGTTACGGTAGCGAAGTTGTCACTGCTGGGGGGCGCAGCTGGAACCGTGAATGTACCGCTTCCTTCCATCCATATCTTATTCGAGCTGGCACCCGAGTAAAGTTGGATTTTGGACCAATCAATCGTGCTCACGACTGCGGCTCCGCGTAGATACGGTAGTAAATAGTCCCTGTATGAGTAACGGAATCATCGTTCTCCATAGTTACTGATATGGTGGTAGTGGTGACAGTTATATCGTCTACTTGGATTAAGTTACCATCTATGCTGAAAGATGATGCCCCGGAGAACATCTGAAAGTACGCGCTATCGCTGAAGACATACCAGAGCTTAACGTACGGTATATAGCCCAGGTTATGCGTAATCGTGAAAGTCGGAAAAGCGAATGACGCGATAGAGAACGGGAGGTTCCCTTTCAGCGCGATCCGTTCATAACGGCTGCCTGAGTAGAACGATAGTTTACTAAGATCAACTGCCATTAGTGGATCACCGTATCTGACCACACGAAGTACCGTGCATTACCTGAGGCCGGTGCATTGATAAAGATTTTTCCCGACTGCAAATATGTATAGAAGCTTTGGCCACCCGCGAACCGGCCAGTCGTGCTGTATTGCCCTACCTGATGCCATACGTTACTTTGTTCGAATTGGACTTCGTAAATAGGAACCGAGGGAAGGCTCCCAGTAACCGTGTATATGGCCGTGATGCCGCTGCCGACAGCCACGGTTCCACTATCTACGAGCTGGTCAATGTCCCAGCCGCTGTAGTAGTTTAGTTTGCTATCGTCTACGCTCACGAGAATGCCGAGAATACGTCAACGCCAGGTTTGCTGATCGCCATACCGGCCGTCCCGTCGGGGAGAATGCCGATTAGCACCTGGGTGACTCCGTTATTAGTTACTTCAATGACCCCAGTCGTGTTGCTGGCATCGGTGTTGTTCAGGGTTATCGTGCCATTATTCAGGGTGATGCCATAAGTTCCATCAGACTGCAGGCCCTGGATAATCACCGGATTTCCAAATGGATCAAACCAGGTTTCGGTGCTGTAGTCGTTCTTGTAGATGAGCTGGCTGTCGTCTGCATTGTTCACTGGCACCCCGACTTTGCTCACCTTCACACCGAAGAAAGTGTTCTGAATATTGGCGTTAAGACCCATCAGGCGCTATTCCCCGATCCAACATTGGCACTCTGGAAGCCCTGGAAGTACCGGCTGGTTCCGGAAACATCCTGCTGGGTGATGCTACTCTGGTTGACCTGCTGACCAGAACTACTACCGCCATATATGGTGTAGGGAGCGCTCATCGGGTTGCTCATGCCCTGGAAGAATAGCAGGGCCTCCAGGCTAACGTAGGGAACTGCCGGGAAACCTGGCTCCACGTCGGTATCAGTCTTGGGCGTCTGGATACCGAAGTTCATGTTGCCGAAGATCGGGGTCGAAGAGAAACTCAGGTTCGGCGCGTTCTGCGACTCTGCTTGGACGATGTTGCTGCTGGGATCTGCGAAGTCCATAGACTACCTTTCGTTCGGGAGAAGATCGACTTCGGCCGGGAGGCTGTCGACTTCTTCCGTTATACCAAGTATAACCGGTGGCGCAGTGGCGGCAGTGCAGGTACCGCTAAAACCCCACTGCAGTTCGTGGAAACGAGCGTTGTTCTGCTCCATGAATACCTCGGTATCGCCAGCCGTAGCGGTCGGTCCGGTCACCGTAGTGCCTCGGTCGATAGCGTAGAACGGCGTCAGCGTACATCCGGTTGGGAGTGCTTCGAAGGTAATCTTGTACCGGACAGCCATCTTCTCCTTATAGACCGCTCCGCCGTCGAAGATCAGCGACTGCCAGTAGAAGGTGCTAGCCGGAGCACTGAGATTATCCACTACATCGAGACCGTAGTGGGTGACGCTGCTGCCGTCGGTATACTGCCAGCTGTTATACAGACTATCGACGAAGTTTACGGCTGCGCCGACTTTGAGGTTGGTACTTCCGGTGCTGGATATCAGGCCGTGGGATTGAGTGTAGCTGTAGCCGAAGCTGTTCGGGTAGGTTAGTTCCGGTGTTCCCCACGACCAGATGCCGTAGGTCAGGTTCGTGTTGGTAGAACTGCCTGGATAGGCCATGTAGAGGATGTTGTAGCGGCTGGTGAAGCCATTCGGATATACCACCGTGCTGTCGGTGGTACCGAGGAAGTCGGTGTTCTCGGTAACGAACTTCCTCACCTTTATGACCGTCTGGCCACCGCTCCAGGCGTAGAGGCTACCTGCACACTCGAAGTACGTGATGTTGTTGAACGTATAGAGCCCGTACGGACTGCCCATCGGCAGCGTAATCAGGAAGTTCGGGGCACTCGTGCTGCCATCCCAGAAGTACAGCGTACCGAGCTGCGCGTTTCGAGCAGCGTCGTTACTACGTCTTTCAGTAGCAATAACGAGATACTGATTGTTCACCGATAAACCGCATACTTCATCACCTGGTCGGAAGGTAAGGGTATGGCGCTGCCAGGAGTTGTTGCTCGGGTTCTTGTCGTTGAAAAAGTTGTATGTGCTGAGATATTCTCCATTCCCTATACAGAGGAGCGGCTGGCCAGTACCAGTAAAGAACGCTGTTGGGTGCCAGCCATTGTTGGTCTGGACTAGCCGGTACGCGAATAGCAAGAAGCAGCAGGTCGAGAGATCGCCCGCGGTCAGCACCGACACGGAAGCGTCCTGTACCGTACTCGTAAGATGGAAATGGTACGTTGCCGTGCCGCCTATGTTGCTGGCGTTGACGAATGCTCTGACCTGGCTGCCGAAGATAAAGTTGTTCCAACCGCTTACCATGTTGGCATGAGTTATTGTCGCGCTACCAAGATTGTTGTTGAGCGCATCGTGCATGGTTAGGGTGAAGTTACCGGTACCGATCGTCGGTATCCAGACTGCTACCGAGTAGAACGGTTCGATGTCAGGGGCGAAGAAGCAGAAGTTTTGGGCGTTCTCGATAATCGAAGCTGGAGGAACGTAACTACTGATGAAACTGGAGTTAATCGTTACCTGTGTAGGGTCGGTGATGCTAATGGTGCTGCCGACTACCTGAGCATTGTTACGATTGGTGCTGTCGAATAAACCGTCATCTGGGTTGTAGAGGTTGACGCAGCCGTTGGCAACGCTGGCGGATTGGGCGAACTGGTTCTGTCGGAAGGCTGGTTCGTTAGCACCGCCACGAGTAACTCTACCGTACATGCTGACCGTAGTCTGACCAGGGATATACAACTGATCGGTAATCTGGCAGTAGAGCAGTCCTGCGCTTCCGTTCTCGGTTAGCTGGCCTACGTTACTTACGACATTGTTTGTATCAATCTCGTATATGTATCCTTTATCACCTACCGCCCAACGCACACCATCTAAGTCCTGGTCAATTGCAGTGACAAGATCACGCAAGTTTGTAGATATTGAAGTGCTGGCCGGTAGTACTGACATCTGGCTCGGGAAGGTACGGAAGTCCAAGTTCCGGCTATTGTAGAACGAGTTGGCAATGCCCATCTTGAAGTCGAGCGCCATACCAGCATAGAAGTACTGGTTGTTTATCTTGAACTTCTCGGAGTTCTTTACCTTCGGTTGGCTATACATATGCACACTCAAATGCTATGACGCTCGGCTGGAAGTCAGCGTGAATAGCGAAAGCGCTGGTGGTGCCGCTTCCGTTCGGTCTTGCATTGAAGTAATAGATTGTTTGTGACGGAACGGTTACTGGGCTGGTTATACTAATGTTTGCCATAGCCTCAGCTATGCCAATAAAGTACATATTGGTATAGAATGGCGACGTGGACGACAATGAAGCACTCGTAGTAGAAAGGTCGAAACTGTTATTTATACTGCCCGAAGCATACCTTGTGTAATTATTCATCTGTATCATGCCAACCCACTCACCTGTTGGCACGGATAGTTGGGCGTTCATCCACTTGCTTGTCCCCTGCGCGACTGCCCCTTGGTCGAGGAAAGCAAGATACAGTGACGATACTGTCCACTTATCCGACCCTGCCGGGAAACCGAACGGTGTACGACTAACTGAGTACTGCGGTGTGTTCAATGTCATATTTGGAATAGTGCATTGCTTACCCGTAAACATGGTGATCGTGGAACTTGTAATAGCGGTGATAATGCCGTACTCGGTGGCGTTGTAGGGGTTGGCGGCCTGGGTCGCAATCGCTCCACCGCCGGCCGTCAGGGTGTTAGCGTTGCTCGTCAGGTCGTTGAAGTTGCCACCGCCTTTGAAGAGTGCCACCAGGTTAGTCTCTGAACCGGTAAGGTTGATAGCCATGTTCGCTTGGATATTGGCTTGGGTCTGGCCGACTGACCAGACACGTACTTCCGATAGATAACCGTTAAAAAATGAACTGGCAACGCCAGCGTTAGCTGCACCCATCGACAGGTTATTGGCTTGAGTGACGGTTGACGCAGCCGACGAAGCTACATTAGAGGCGATATTCGTACCATTCATATAGATAGCCATTGATTTAGTTGAAGCGTTAGTAACAGCAAAAGCTATATGCGTCCAAGTCTTTAGAGGTACGGACTGGTAGGAATCTATCTCGGTAAAAACACTAGAACCACCATAAAAACCCTTGATTTGACCGCTTGGCTTAATGACTAATGCCCATCCGCTAGTAATAGCGTCCGAACGACTAACAATATATTGGTCGCCTGATAGATATGAGTTCAGATACACCCACGCCTCACAAGTAAAGGCACTGGTGAAAGTTATACCGCTCGGACTACTTTTGGTGGCGTACTGGTTGCTGGCCGAAGCGAACGCCATACACTGTGTCGGAGGAGTTACGCTACGAGATACCTTGACTTTCATTCCAGGGCTAAGAACGCCGGTCTGGTCAGTGCCAGTCGTGACGACGAACTCTCTGTTCCCGTTATTCGCGCTATAGGTAAGTGTCGTACCTATCGTGTTCCATCCCTGGGTGATCTGATTAGAGGTGATCGTACCGGATACGGTCAGATTACCCGTGATCGTAGCGTTGCCTGCGATACTCAGATTCGAGTTACCGGTAATCGTACCGGTTGCGGTCAGTGTACCGACCGTAATGTTACCGAAACTACCGCTGAAGGTAGCGTTGTTTATTGTCGGTGAGTTGATTATGGGATTGTTAATCGTCGGCGTGTTCTGCAGCACGAAAGCTCCGGTGCCGGTCGTGCTACCAGCGAACGTCGCGCTTATAGGCTGCCAACTGGTGCTAGTCCCGTTGCTGGTCAGGACGCTATTAGGGTTTCCGGTAGGGTCACTTGCTCCGATACCTACCTTTGTCTCCAGCGCAATGACGGCTTCATTCTGCAGGCTCTGGCCATCAGCAAGGCTCGGGCTGTCGGTGTCGTCAGTCGAGGATGGGTTCGGGAGGCTGGTGCCATTGTCGATGGAAGTTGGGTAGTTGATTGCCATTGTCTTGTCCTTATCAGGTTATCGGTGGAGGTGGAATCATGAAGATTGAGTATCGGTACTGATCGGTCTGACCCTGCACCACGCCGGTCTGCTTGCTGGAGTAGTTCTCTCGGTATTGCTTCAGAAGGTCGTTGAACAATCCATTGTACAACTCCGCCGTAGCGCTATCCTTTCGCTTAAGGTAGAAGTTGTAGGCAGCGTAGTATACCAGTCCTAGGTGGTAGTCGGGCGGGATATCTGGGCAGTCACCGATGATGTAGCTAAGCCCTGAGCCACCGACACCAGCGTAGAAGTTGGCTAACTCCAGTACAGACACGCTGTCGAAAGTAGCGATCTGGTACCAGGCCTCGTTGAAGCGGTTTTGGATCTGAAACCACCTTCCTACAAAGCTGGCGTCCCAGGAGTTCGTGCTGCAGGCAATGGCTGTTCTGCCGTTCGATACGGTAGCCAAACCAGCCGTGACGTCAGCCTGGCTGAGCTCCAGCTGGGGCTCGTAGGATACGTTTAGGCTATTAACGGCGTTAGCGCTCGGGATAGGCCACAGACCGATCTCGTCTCTGCCTCGGATGAAGTAGTATGTCGGCACGTTGATAGTAACGGCTGGAATGACGTTTATCTTGTTCCAGAGGTACTCCGAATCGACCGGCTTAACCGGGTAGTTCAGACCGTTGCTGTTCACGTATACCTGGGTGACGCGTACGCAGTCTGGCGGCAGTTCGTAGTACTGCTGATTGTTTATCAGGTTAGCGCTAGCCTGCTTGCGGGTCCAGTATCGCCGGGCGGAATTCTTGATAAGCTTCAGACCTTGATTAAGGTCCTGCTTGATGTTAGCGAGGTCCTGACTATCCTGGGTCGTGTCGATACCGCAGATGTCTGCTGTTCTTGCTATTAGTTGTGTAAATGTCAACATTATTCTCTCCTACGCCGCTCTATAAGTCATGTTTATCTCTAGGATGTCACCGTTCGCCCAGGTGAAGGGGGCTGTCGTCGTGAGGGAAGCGGTTTGTACGGTGCTGCTAACGATGGAGTAGTAATACATGGTCCCATCAGTTGAATCGTATATCTGAGATTGTCCCAGGTAAGGCGAACCCGAATGAACGAACCAGCAGGCTCCCTGGGCCGATTGATAAGGAGCACTAGCATCCGATGTAACCGGCAAACTAAACAAAGGTGACGTGTGAGAACTCATTATACTAGTACTCCCCAGCACGAACGTCAGCTGGAGGAACACCACTTTTCCAATCTGTGTATATAGGGCGGTGACGGTGCCGTTACCCACCGTGAGATTAGTCCAGGTCGGTGACCAGCTCTGCCAGGCCCAACTCGAGCCGGTGCTGGCCAGGAGGTCATTCGGAATAATGCTTCCGGTCGGTATTGTCAGTGTGCCGCTAACCGATAAGGCGCTGCCGATTGTCACCGTGGTTGCATTCAGTGTACCGACTGTGGTGGTACCGGTAATCGTCGGGCTAGCGATAGTCGGCGTGTTTATAGTCGGGCTAGTCAGTATCTTATTCGTCAGCGTCTGGCTATCGCTGGTGCCGACGATCGTACCAGTCGGGGCTGCTTTTGTCCATGCGCTGCTGCCGGTGCCAGTGCTGATTAATAAATTCGTACCACTCGGCGTGCTGCTGCCGATTCCCAGTTTTGTTTCGACTGCTATGACTGCTTCGTTCTGGACGCCTTGTCCGCTGGCTAGACTGGGAGAGTTAGTCTCATCGTTAGCACTCGGGTTAGGGAGTGATGATCCGTTGTCTAGGCTGGTTGGATAATTTACTGCCATAATGGTTCCTAATTCAAATACTCCACGGTTACGACGGAGGTGGTAATGGTGTTCGAAGCACTTGCTGACCCCCACTTAACCGACACGTTTATAGTATTAGATGCAGTCGTATCAATCGTGGTAGCAGCCGTGTTGGCCATACTGAAACGACCGGTGCTTGCCGCTGCCGTTTGCACCAGGTATCCCTGGCCCCATACAGTGCCTGATACTCCGGTCGTGTAGCAGGTTATGACTCCTCTAACCTCGAATGTCTGGTTCGTAGCGTTGTTACTCGTTATTGCACCGGTAGTCATCACGACGGTAGCACCGAGGTATACTTTTATGTTCATCGTAGGATTGGCTGTATCGCTGTAAGTACCGAGCACGTTTATTCGTATTGTTTTACCGGCTGACAGGAAGTTAGCTGGTATGGTTAGTGTCCCGGTGCCAGAGGTAAGAAGCGTTGTTTCTGCTGCTGTGTTGGCTACGGTCTTGGTCGTAGTCTGCGTATAGGATGTCAGCGAAGCGGTCGTGTCTTCACCATTCGTGTAGAAGTGGAGTCTAGAGGCTCCGTACCACAAGTCTCCGTTATTAGGAGCAGTAGGGGCAGTGCCGGTAGGGAGATTCAATCCAGACTGAGTAGTAGTGGAGGCGGCTGTCTTCAGTTGTCCTACGGTAGTTATTACTCCAGCACTAGAGCCAGACATGGAAGCGGTGCTATTAGCGTTCCAGGTAGTTCCGTATATGTTTGAAGCGTAAGCCCCTGAGGATCCTACGTTGTAGGTGTTGTTAGCGCTAAACAATATGTTGCTGGAGTATGTCTTGGTACCGGTAATTGTCTGGTTCTGGGCAAGTGTATTAACGGTCTGTCTGCTGGAGTTCGTGAAGTACAGGTTGGTTCCATCGAATTCTATATCTCCTGTAGTAGGACTCGTCAGGAGTGTTCCGGATGGTATGACAAGGGGACCAAGGACAGTGGTACCAGTAGCCAAGGAGAGAGTACCGGTCAGAGTCTTGTTTCCGCCTACATTCTGGTTAGTGGTCAGGTCTACGAAGTTCTGAACATTTGAACCTGTTCCCCCGTTATCCGTTGGCAGGACTCCTGTAACGGATGTGGTGAGGGGAACTTGGCCGAATGAACTGGTACCGGTTCCGTCACCGAGTAGCACGGTCCCTGATATTGGTGTGCTCGCACCGGTTCCCACCTTTGTTTCTACTGCTATAAGCGCATCACTTATGACATTGTGCAAGGTCGGGTGGCTAGGGAGATTAAGAAAGTTACCGCCCGATATGGTATCCGGCAGGTTTGATGTTGTGTCTAACATGGCTGGGAAGTTGCTGTTCGACATTAGAATCCTTCACTTCCTGCTACTACGGTCCATCCAGTAGGCTTCTTCCAGGAGTAGAAGCTCTCACCGTTATTGGTTCCATCATAGTTACGAGTACCGCTATCGTATGGCATGAGTGATTCTACGAAACCCTCGTATGTCACCGTAGAAGATCCGTAGGATATGGTGCTGTTGGCATAACTCTGGGAGGCTGGACCGATTCCATCGTATGCGTAGAGGTCTGCCTCAGCTCCTACGCTTGGTACATACTGCCCTGCTTGGTTGACGATGCCTGGGTTAGCCTGCCAGTGGGTCGGTCCGCCGTAGAGCGGTACGAAACTCGGTCCGCCGTAGTACTGCTGCTGGGCGGGGAAGGCCAGGCTGTTCTGCCAGGCTGAAGGATTTTTCCAGTTAAAGGGTCTAATACCTATGTTATATCCGTCGTATGGCTGGGTATGCACGTCGTATTTACGGGTAGTTGAATCGTACTCCACTACGTTAGCAGTGGAGGCTGTCGGATTCGTTGCCCACTTCGTCGGCTGTCCCGCCATGTATATCTCCTAAATAGTAGTGAAGTAAAAGTTTACCGCTGTTGAACCGCTAGTCTTTAGGTATACATTTTGCTGATTAGCAACGTCGAATGTCCACGGGATCCCAGCGGGAAGAGCGAACGATTCGCCCGATGTTGAATCTTCGGATACCTGGACTGCGTTCGTCGTTGACACGATAGTGAGCTGGCACGCATTCTGCGGTACAACAAGTGTCGTAGTCGTATTGACGGTAACCGGAGAAGTGACCGGAGTCCCTGTGCCATCTTGGGTCAGGATGCGGTTACCGACAGCACCGGTTAGAGCGTTGCGTCCAGCATCGTTCTGTAGGTTGCTAAAGTTACTCGCGTAACCTATCGTCTTTGTTTTATTAGCTGAAGGTGTATATGCCATTTATTTCCTTTCAAACAAAAAAGCCAGCGCTATGTGCTGGCTTGTTGCTATGTCCTTACTATACTATGAAGCGACTAATTTTTCACGGGCTGAGACTTCTTGTTCACGCTTGTTTATAGCCTCTAATATATCCTTCAAGTGGCCCCTGACCCATACTACCCGAGCGCTGATCTTTTCTTCCTCTTCCAGAAGTGCATTGATATCCTGGAGTAGTTTGTCTCTCTTACGCTCGATCTCTTTTATCTCGTAGTCTACTTCTAAGAGGCGTCCGTTACCCTTTTCTACCGCTTCTGCTATCTGGTCTTCAATCTCACTAAGGTAAGACTGACGGCGTTTCTCTTCCTTGGCTGCACGGGCTTTTACGAGTGCTGCTCGACGTTTATCGTTTTTATCTTCGTCTGCATTCATGTCTCGACGCCAAGCTCCTTGGCCATAGCTTTGAGTTCTGATTCAACGTCTACCGGCTTTTGCGTAGTCGGTAATTCTACCTTTCCGTCTGCATAACTTGGTGTACCAAAGCTAGGGTTCTCGACACTGACAAATATTCTGTCGATCCAGGCTTCCTGCTGATCTCCGTCTGCCCAGTTAATAGGGATGTCTCCGAGTTTGCTCTTAACTGCTTCGTCTGGGCTCATGCCCTGGCGTCGGGAGAGAGCGATCTTCGCTTTCAGTTTTCGGTATAACTTCTCGATCATCAGTTGGGCGTTCCATCCCTCTAGCACTAAGCTTTGTCCGGGACCGATACGGTAGAGTCTAGGATTACCGCGCGAAGTGTTCTTCATCGGGCCTCGGTCTATGAAGTAACTCTCGGTCTTTGGATCAAGGGCCTGCCAGGTGAACTCTTCGCTATCAGGATTGATGACCCGTACAAAATCATTCGCACTGAACCTCTTCTCTAAGCGTTCCCTGAATGTTGCTTGGTCTGGGCTGGATGCTACGTAACCGCCCTTAGTGAGTTCTTGACCGGTATACACAGAATCTTCTGGCATTACTTAGGTTCCTTCTTATCTTTAGGTTTCATTGCTTTCTCTGCTTCACTCAGCTCCGCAAATGCACCCTGTAACCAGGTCTGCCTCGATTGAAGTTCGCTTATCTTTTTAGTATTTTCATCGAACTCCGTCTCCAGAACTTTTTTACGTTCTGCGACATACTCATCATGCTTCTGCTCGCTCATTGTCTAAATATTACCACAATAGAAAAATCCCCCCAAAACAAGTAAAGGGGGGACTTTCGCAGTGTACAGCGCCTTAAGGAGGCGTATACATTATATCTTTCTTATCGGGTCAGAACAATCTAAGCTGCGGTGAATATACCAGTCTGTGCGGTTACCCACCAGGCGGTGCCGTCACAAACGAGTGTGATTGCGTCGCCAACGACTGCGGTAGCTTGGGTATTGGTCAGCGTAGTACCAGTGACTGCCGTACCCGTAGCCGACGTCTTGGCGTGGATAGTTCCACCGGTGACTGTGAAACCAGCTGTGGTGTTCGCTGTCGTGAAGGTGAACATTAGACCATTTGCTGCTGTGGGAAGTGTCCAAGATGGGCTTCCACTCGTAGACCGGTTCTGGAATGTTCCGCCAGACTGTGTAGCTTTCAGCACTACGGTAGCACCTGCCAAGGCGCTCTGCACTACTGGAGAAGTGACTCCAGTAATGCCGCCAGTAGATACAATCGAGTTAGCTGTCACGCTGTTTTTAATCACGGCTGGGTAGTTCGAGTAGATACCGCCCTGACGCTCCACGGCATTGACGTACTCCTCGATAGGAAGGTGTGAACTATTTTGTGATGTTCGTGTCATCTACGGTTCTCCTTAGTCAATCTTTAGGAAGACGCTTGCTGCGTTAGATGCTTCAGCAGTGTAGAAGTAACCGAACTGCGGTACCGTTTCAGCTGCGCCTGCGCCAATGTTAGCGACGTATCCAGCGTTGGTAGCAACGTCCTGAGCGACTGGGTATCCAAGCGTACCGCTAGTAGCGTTGACGAATGCTTCACCGCGAGTCTGGATCCACCCGGCATAGCTAGCCGTAGAAGTCTGCGGGACAGATACGATAGTTACACCAACCGGCTCACCCTGAGTGGTGCTTGCGGTAGGCTGGTTCCAAGGGCTGTAGCGGAGGTTTACCGTGTCAGTACCAGGGATTAGTGTCGTGATAGTCGGAGGCAGTGGGTCAGCCAGGTAAAGGGTGACAGTACCGTTAGCTGCTGCTTTGCTGTTACCGCGAAGTCGGAGTTTGTACGTACCGTTGGCGGCGCTTGAACCGACGAGGATTTCGACGAACTGGAACTCGTCCTGAGTAACTGCCGTTGCACCGTTGGTTACTGCGAATACTTGTGATCCTGCAGCCAGAGCGCTAGTGCCACTTGTTCCGCTCCCTGTTGCCGTGTTAGCTGGCTGGGAAGCTGCTGCTACGATCGCCAGACCGGTAGAGTTGGCGGGTGCAGCCGGAGCTACCAGGAGTGATCCCGGATTAATGGTGCTGGTTCCGGCGAACTTCGTGTAGCGGAAGATTCGTCCGTCCTCAGTCTGACCGATTGAACCGTACTGAGTGTGTAGAGCCGCAGGCTGATTAGCCGGGACATTGCTCGGGTTCAGCAGGGTAAGCACCTGGAGGTCAACGTCGGTTAGATATCGTGGGCCATTTTGCATGATTCTTTATCCTTCCTTTCCTAGTTTGAAGTGATGTTAATCATTTTTGCATTCCTTCGTGGCTGGCCACACACCAGGTTACCCATCAGCATGAGCAAACCGACCTGACCGTACTGGTTAACCGGGCTCATCATGTCTCGGAACTGCCAGACGCTCGGGAATGGAACGTCCTTGTAGAATCCTTCGGTTACTTCGACGTTACCGCTGGTTTGCTGTAGCTCGCCAGATTTCAACGCGTAGAAGTCGATGTAGTGCTCGTTCAGCCAGAAGTAAGTTCCGCTCGGTGCCATGTCGTCGGCAACCATGTTGCGGGCGCGGTACTGAAGGGCGTTGAATCCAGCGCGTCCCTCTAAGCGAGAGTCACCTGGGCGAACCGATGTTCCAGGCGGCAATCCACCGTCGATACGGTCGTAGCCACCAGCGCTTACTACTTCGTAGCGGGCGCTCAGCATCGGTTGGATGAGGCCTTCAATGAAGGTCCAGATTGCTTTGGTAGTCAGACCAAGCGTAGGGCTTTCAGAGAAGCTACCGGCTGCCGACACGTCGTCGAAGCTTGAGCTCAGGTAGTCCAAGGTAATGATACCAGTGTTGAGCGAGTTCATGTCGAGGACTGTTGCATTGACGAACGTGTTAGTGCTGCGGGTCAACCCACCGTAGGAACTTGTGCTGGTACCGTCGTCGACGATCAGACCAAGACCATCGAAGTCTTTACCTTGACCTACACCGTATAGGGTCGTACCGACACCAACAGCTGCTGATACTTTAGCCTCGTCAAGACGAGTGCTCAGAAGGCGAAGTACCTGCTTCTCGTTGTTTGCGTTGATGTCACGCTCGATGCCAGGTACAACGACTGACTGCTCGTAAGCGGCCACGTACCAAGTGTAGAGGCGCGTGTTGTTAGTAGCGGCGGTCGGGAACGTGTCCATACCAGAGAAGCTTCCACCAGTCGTACTGTTGGCTGTCTCAATCGGAAGGTTCAGCGTGACACCACTCCAGTTCTTTGAGTTGGAAAGCACACGGGCAGTCCAAATGTTTGAGTTGTTTATTTGGTCGACGAGCCGTGGCAGTAGCTCCTGATAGGTGATATCTACCACTCGGTCGGTGAAAACCATGCCTGCTATGACATTATCCTCACATTCTGTCAAAAGACTTAAGTAATAAAAAAAACGCCAAGATGCTTTCTTAGCGCTTTCTATTTAAAGAATATACTGACTATTTCTTTTTGGCAACTTTGGCTTGGAGTTTTTCTTCCAGTTCTGCTACTCGGTTTTCCAAGCGTGCAATGTCACCAAGCCACGGTTCATCTACGAACTTTTCTACGTCTCCGGAAGCCTTTTTTACCATGAGGAGAGCATCATCATAACGGGACTGATGGATGTTGTTCTGCATGTGCGTTGCCAGCTTTGAGGCTGCATCGTGAGTGATGAGGTGAGCTTCCTCTAAGACTGCGCAGATAGTGTTATATATAGGATTCATATTTCTCCCTACAGCCCGTAAGCTGCGATTATGTCGTCAACTGATGCGTTCTTAGCGAGGCGGGGGCGCGAGGTTGTAGACTGGTCACCCTGGCCCTTAGATCCTTTGGCTAGGACTTTCGTAGCAGCTTTGCGTTTGGTATCGGCTTTCCTCTGCTCCGGCGAATCCTGTTTACTGGGCGCTTGCTGCCGCTGATATAGGTAGAATGCGTCACGGTACGAAAGTCTTGAAAACAATCGGCCAGTTCGTTGAGATTCGGTGTATCGTCGTTGGTTTTGTTCATTGTAGTAATCTAATACCTCCTGCATTTCTTTAACTGCTGGATCTTTTTCGAATCGATCGTCATTAGGCTGGTAGCGGAATCTGTCTAGCAATCCTTCCCTCTGGAGACTGGCTATATCTAGTTGGATATCACGGTTCTCCTGCTCGCTGAACTTGCTGGCAGATGACTGCTGCTGGTCGTTGTTCCACTGGTTAATCAGGTTTATGGCACGATTGGTCTGGTCAGCGATATTTTGGCTGAATATCATCTCGTCCCGTTTATTGAGGAACTCGAAGTCGTTCGGGAGGTCCTCAGCCCTTTTGACTTCCATGCCGACTTGCTCGCCCTTGCTCGTACCGATGACGTATATCTTCGGTAGCTGCTCCAGTACCCATGAACCCATGTCGGTTGGGTTTCCTGAAGCAGTTTCCAGCTCTGCCGGTTTTACTTCGTCTTGGCCCTCGTCCGCGTAGTAACCTTCGGTTTCTTTATCTTTTTCAGAATCTCCGTCCGACTCAACTGTTCCTTCCTCGTCTCCGGATTCATCCGCTTCGTCTTGGTTCGCGGAGTCGTCGGTAGTGGTTGGAGCAGGTGCCTCCGTAGTATCTTCGGTATCGGTTCCATCTTTGCCATTTCCACCTGCCTCTCCGGCTACTGCCTTATCGTAGGCTGCATCAGCTATAGCTGCCAATGAACCTGGTTGGGACATTTCCCCAGTTGCTGAGTCTTGGATAGCTCCTTCGACGGCTGCCCCGATGTCTGTCATGCTCGCTTACTCCTTTAAATGCTATTGCCTATTGTACCAGGGACGGCGGGGTTTACCACCGGCATGGATGGCTGGCCCAGAGGTGGCGGACCAGCACTAGTTGTCTGACCAATACCGGGCGGAGGTGTCGGCTGTAGGAGCGATGCTACGTTAGCTGGGCCCTGCGGAGGCGGTCCTTGCGGGGCTGGTGCGCCGGGCGCTGGAGCTCCTCCTGGAGCTGGTGGCTGTCCGCCAGGCGGCATACCGGGAGGTGTTGGCATCGGCGGAGGACCGGTCATCTCGTCGAGTTGCTGACGTACCTGTAGGAGCTGTGTCTCCATCTGAACATGCTCCAGAATCGCTCGTTTGACCTTCTCTTTTGCCCCGAGGAATTTCGGTTCCAGCAGTTGCTTACGGTGAGTGAGGACGTGGGCCATGTCTGCTTCCATGTACGGTTCGACGATCTTTCCATCGAGCATCTCCATAAACTCGACATACGCCTTGTCATCCTGCATCTGGTCGTTTGCTTCCTTGGCTAGACCCTGCGGATCAGTTTTGAATTTGACCCAGTTATCGTATCGACGCTGCGGTTTGTCCATACCGATATCTTTGTATAGATCGAGCGGAGAAATGAGTCCCATCTTGGCCAGGTTGAGGGCGGTGGCAGACTCCTGGGATTTGTCGAAGGGTAGCGTAGTACCGGCGCGCACCATTATCTGCATGTCGGGGTCGATCGCAGTTCTGGATATAGCAATGCGGTCGTAGTCTCCATCGCCCGCGTCGTATACGAACCAGTGTTTCGTGTCGTAATGGACCATCATCATCTGTCCGAGTGCGTTAAAGTAGCGCTTTGCTCCCCGCTCGACGACCCGTACCAAGCGGTCCTGGCGTCCGGAGGCCTGGTTCTTAATCATAATAGCCTGGCCCAGCGTATCCGTTTTATTGTCCTCGGTGTCGCCTGCACCGGTGAACTGGGCCGGAGTTCCCATGATGTTGTGCAGAGTATTCCTGGTGTCAATCTTGTCGTCGAGCACATAGGAGGGCAACATGTGCGGTGGAATTTGCTGGACCAGCTGTTGAATGGGAGTTCCCTGGGTATGGATGGTAAGTTTCTGGTTCGGGTCTCCAACCAGGTTTTCGACGTCATCGGTCGTTACGGCATCGTCTGAGAAGACCAGGAAACCACTTGCTGTATCAGCATTCTCCATGATCTGTCTACCGCGCTTGTTGAGAACGTCTTGCATGGAGTATGCCTGCTCAACCGGTGTTGTGTTGTCGATCCAGTGGTTACCGTCGTTCATGTAGTTGAACGGTATGTACATCTTGGTCGGTATAGGGAGGAAGTTCTTCATCGGGTCGCCGTATACCCAGTTCGGGTCTTTGAAGGCGTCGAGCATGATGTCCTTGGTGTAGCAGAATACCCATTCGACCGGTTTGTTTTTCTGGTATACGGTAGCGTGTATCTCTCGCCAGACGATCTCGGCTGACATCTGTCTCGGTGTCCCGCGCTTAATATTCAGGGCATCGAATATCTCTTCCTTCTTGGAGGGGAACATCTCGAGCAGTTCTTCGAGCGAGCTCTTGTGTACCTCACATATCCAAGATGGATTTGCTCCCTCCTTGCAGTTCTTGTCAACGATGACGTAGTTCGGGTCGAGGGCTTCGACGCAGATCTCACCGTCGCGGCCGTAGTCGGGGTCGTAGTAGAGTTTGATGATACCGATACGCTTGGTCAGGACATTATATATAACGGTCTCGAGTATGCGGTTGAGTTCCACCATGTCCGAGTGGGCTTCCATCGCTTTCTCGAGGTCTCTAGCCAGGATTCTCGCCCCTTCCTCGTCACTGGACGGTACTACCTCTGGACGGGGTGTATTTGCGCTTACGTAGGAAATAATCGCGTCTATAGCGATATGGAGTTCGTTATCTATATAAGGTATTTGGTACCGGTATAGCTTGCTGGTGTCTATCTGCTTTCCGAGCACCATACGAACAGATTGGGCCCTGGCGTACTTTAGGTTCGCTCCCTGGGTATCGTTCCAGTAAGCTAGAGAATCTTCAATCAGGTCATTGAAGTTCTTAATGAGCTGCCGGGCCTTGATCGTAGTCGCAATCGCCGGGAACGTATCAACGGCACCGTCCTGGCCCATGAGGTTGTCAACGCGTCGCTCTTCGTAGGGCATCGCAATGGCTTCGTAATCGATGGCAGTTTTCCTTCCGTACCTCTGTTAGAAACAAAAAAGACAGCGTGCGCTGTCTTAATGCGTGGTATGGGTTTATCGTACCACTTATGTTCCATCCCCGCTACCGGTCACCTGACCCCATACCCGGTAAATAAAAATAAGGGTCTTAATAAATAAGTTTCTTCGATTGTGAGAACCGGCGCGTTCGGCCAGCGCATTGTCGGTTCGGTCTGACGTGTAACTATGTGAAGTCTTCGATTCTGAGTTGTGCTTAATGCTTAAGTTGTCGTACTTACGCCTTACCCGCTTGGCTACCGGCCCCATCGTGGGGGGCCGGACAGGATTCGAACCTGCGATCTTAAGTGCCTTAAGACAAGTAATCTTTCACGATTGCATTGTGAAATGTTGGTGTAGAACACACTGCGGGCCCGCTGTGCATAGGCATTTAGGGCAGCCTTCCAATGCCCGATATGAGCCGTCAGATGGCCGGAGGTGGGGATGGAATTGTAAAGGTGCAAATTCCCTGGGACGACTACTAAACCGGAACGATATTTCGTTCAGGGTGCTAACTGGATTAAGCACCCCTTCCTAGAGTATGGACCACGTTTCCCAGGAACTCAGGCTGGTAGACCAGTAGTTCTCATTTAACAGTCACCGTGCGCTGGACTCATCCCCGCTACGCCCACAAGGTTGGTTTGACTGCACCTGATACGATTATACTATCTACTTACCTTGCAGGTTAATCCCAAAGATTGTTCCACTGCCTACGGAGTTCGGCATTGCACCGTTCCACTTAGCAATGGCTTGCTGCTCCAGGATAGCTGGTGTTAGCGCAGCGTCCTGGACGGCGTTGGCCTGAGCGTTAAGCTGAGACTGCTGAAGTTTGTACTGGGCAGCAGCGACGTTTTGGGCTTCTACCTGCTTGTTCTCGATAGCAGCTGTGTATTGTGGGCTGAAAGAGAAGTTCACGATCGAGAAGTTATCGACCGTGACACCTCGGTTGGTCAGCGCCTTGGTCAGATCGCTGAGCGTTTGCGCTTCCACCTTTGATCGCTGGTCGATAAGATCGGTTGCGTTGTACTGGCTGGTAACCGCCTTAACAGTCTCCTGCAAGATCGGGTCTATCACCACGCTGTCGTACTGAGTGCCGACGTTCTTATAGATATCGTTAGCGGTCTTAGGAGTCAGGTTGAAGTTCAAGGCTACGGTGGCGGTGACGGTCTGGAGGTCCTGGGTGGCAGCAGTAGCATCAACCTGGACTTTCTGGTTCTGGACACTCATACCGGTCACCGTTTCCCAAGGCGGAATGAAATGCAGTCCGCTACTGACCTCTCCTTTGACATTGCCATAGCTGGAAATGATTCCGACTTGCCCGACCGCTACGGACCGAATACAAGTAAGAAGACGCACAACCACAATAAGCATAATAATGCTGCTAATTGCCACCAAAACCACTTTCTTGGGGTTCGGTTCATTCATAGTTACTTGGTTTTCTTCGTTTCAGGCAGGTACACAGACTCGTCGAAGTCGACTTTGTACTTCCAATTAGCTTCCTGGATCTTAGTATCAAGGACGCGGAGCGCCTTGGCATATTTGTCATATTCTTGTGTGACGTCAGCCATCGTGACACGGGGGACTTTCATTCGGAGTTCGTCCACCTTTTCGTCCTGTCCGCTGGAGACCGGCACGCGGTCCACCTTCAGTTCGAACATACCGCGTTCGCCTGCCTCGTAGATGGGCTTAAGTTGTTCTACCTTGTTTTGTAGATGCTTACGTAGCACCAAACTCTCAGCGATAGTCATGTTTTGACCTCCTTAGCTCGCATTAATTGTCATCTAAGTATAGCTCAGTAGACCTGTTGTACCAATATTCTGTGTATAAATTTACAACGATGACAGATATGTTGAAGATAGGTGTCTCCGGTCCTCACCGTCTGGTATGGCATACCGGCACTGGTGGTCCAGGTAACAAGTCTCCCTTTAATGGTGAGAATAGTATTGCCACAGTGGATGCAATGGATCGGTTCGGTTGTAGAGCCGGGATAATCGTAGATGTAACCGGTCAAGATGTTGGGAAATTGTTGGGAGATCATCGATACAGCCATCCTCTGTCATTACCTTCACCGACTTTAGTAGTCGCTTTTAGCATCTTAGATATATCAATATCATGGTATAACTGTCCATCTTCCACAAGATATCCTTTCTTTACGTCATCTTGGTATCTCTTTGGTGAAATAATCTCCGCCTGGCCGTGGATGCGCGGGATAGCGTATAAGCAGTAACCGATCGAGTTCTCAGCGTGATCTTCCTGGTGGTCGGCAATCTTTTCGGGACGTTTGTCGTCGGCAGCAAGCATCGGAAGGGTTCGGATTAAGTTGAGGCAGGATTCATGGAAGTGGAGTTTCGGGCGCTGCAGGTGCGTTTCAGCCAGCAGTTCGTGTAGGAGCGTCTGCCGACCGATCATGTCAGCTGTGGTACCGCCGGGGGCCCTTACTAGACGTACTTTTATCTTGCGTCGTTCGAAGACTGCCTTAAACTGGTCTACGATCGGTCGGGTACCTCCAAGATTGCTGAATGTGTCATGTGGCATGGCGATAAAGTCGACGGGTTCCCTGTCTAATATGTCAGCTATCTTCTCTGCCCACGCCTCTGGCCTTATCTGGGAACCGTACATCTCGCGGTAGACGTAGTAATGCTTACCGTCCTCCAGTTCCGGGGTCTCAGCGATCCAGTATATAGCCGTTGGGTCATTGTAACCCCAGTCGAGACCGATATACCGATGGCATTCGTCGATATCAATAGGAGAATCGTGGTACACGTGCTTCTTGTAGTCGAACTCCGGGTAGAACTGACCCTGGAAAACACTCCAATCACCGTCCCTGAGGGCTGATCTCAGCCGTGGGTCAGCGATTGCATCGAGTACATCATGCTTATACCTTGTACGAAATGCTTCGTCCGGGTGGTCGTCGATTTTAGCAGGTATAAATTGGCGCGTAAGCCCGGTGTCGGGGTCTTTGTAGACGTGATTCGGCGGCATGACGTCCATGAAGTAGGATTTGATCCAGCCGTGCCCGATGTTACCGGGGTTGCTGGTAAGCATTATCCGTAATCGTCGGTTTCCCATGCTTCTTACGCGTGTTTTCAGGTAATCGTACTCGTCTTTACTGAAGTGGGTCGCTTCGTCGATTAATAACGAGTGGATTTCAGCTGACTGGTATCGGTACATGTCACCTGGATCATCGAGATAAGCGAGCTGGAGCTCGGAGCCGTTATCGAACTTGAAGGTACGCTCGTTGGCCGAATATGGCATGTGGCTGAGGTAGGCAGCACACTGCTTTTTGATCTCCGGAACGATGCTCTGCCTGATTTCAGGGATGGTACGCCGGAAGATATACGTACGGTGCCCTGGATCCTCTAAGCAAGAGGTGACGGCTTCAGCGACGAGAGCGGCGCTTTTCCCGCCGCCTGCGGCTCCCCCGTAGAACGTTTCGTAGGCCGGGCTCGCGAGGAATTGGGTCTGCTTCGCGCTCGGCGTGAAGTCTGGAACACGGATGGGCTCGCTCATTGCTTACAGTTTATGACATACTATACATAATGAATAGGCAAGCCAAGCGAGATAGGGCACTTGCTATATTAGGAAACAGGTGTGTGCGAAATGGCGAGCGATAAGAAAGCCAAGGCAAGGTTCAGAGGCCACAAAGAACATCCGACACCGAAACAGCGGGCAGCCGTCGATGCGTTTTTGGCACACCCAGGAGACAGCTCATCTAAGAATATAAAGCGGGCTGGCTATTCGGTACCGAAGAATGTGACCGGTGTCATGGCAGCGCAGGTCACCCAGACGATAGGCTTTCAGGAGCTGCTGAACGAGCGCGTACCGGACGATAAGCTGGCTGATCTCATCTCGGCTGGGATGCAGGCAGAGAAGCCGCCTGCAGGCTTTGAGGACTTCGTACCCGATTGGGGCAACCGGTTTAAGTTCGTGGAGCTGGTAACGCGGCTGAAGGGCTACGGTAAGGTCGATGCCCCGACCGTGAATGTACAGTTCACGAACGCGATCCCCCGGCCGGAGCCTATTGAGGGCGAAGTTGTAGATAATACATCCCTATAAATATGAGAAAACCCCTGTTTCCAGGGGCACTTCAACTTGTTATTCTCATTGATATATTATCACGGCTGTGTCATATTACAAGCAATAACTTCAACTGTTATTCATCTAGGCAGCCCTACAGTTGGGCAAAGGGGGATGTAAAACTACCTGGATAGGGGAAAAGATCCCGATCACTCGCAAGAGCACAAACTGTACTACGCCAGCCCGGTGGCGGTAACCGGGCCTCTGCACTTCATCGCATGACGCGTACATTAACAAACCGAGCGGTACCAAACAGTAGAAATACTGGAACCCCAATTTTCTTCGATCATTACTTGTTTTAAGAAAGGGCTTCAAGGCACCCTCCACCAGCTCTCTACCTTCATCAGGCTAGGGAACCGGCGAATATCGAAGAACTCCGCCATGAAGGTAGAGTTGCATCAGTAAGGTGCCTCCAGCCGTAAGGCTATGAAAAAGAGAGGCTTATTTGACGTGGGAAAGGGATTGTTTTGTTATTTGTTAGGTACTTAAGCTGGAGGGTCTTTTTTATTTCTGTG